TGCGCCAACAGCCCGCGCGTAATCCCCCGCCGAATGATCTGTGTAGCGCCAACATGCTGCGCTGGCCATCTCCGGCGTCAAGATCGCCAACTGAGTCCGCATCTGCTCAGCCCCCTCGCGCCGCGCATCTGCCAGCGCGGCGGCGATCATCAGTTCCAGCGCGCGCTTGATTTCGTCGATCGTGCTCATGCCTTGTGCTCCGGTGCTGCGGCGGTGTCCACGCTCGGATCAAACCTGCCGGCGAATTTGTCAGCCGAGGCTTCATCGCAAAACGTGAAAGTCAGTACCTCGTCATAGCAAAACACCGAAACCAGTCCCTCGACAGACTCCGGCACGGCCTGCGCGGGGACGGGGCGGGCGTAGTGGAGATTGGCATCTCGCAGTGCCTGCCGCACCAGCGCTTCAACCGCCTGCACGCTGCCGAATTCGACGTAGCCGGCGGAGTTGTTCCGCCCACCGACATGCAGGATGCGTTGCGCCATAGACATGCCGGCCGTCTGGCTGGGCGCCACTTTTGGTGACGCCAGCTTCTGCCCCTCGATCTCCGCCAGCCGTGCGCGCAATGCGCCCATCCCATCCGCCAGTTCTGCCCGCTCGGAATTGACGATGTGCATCTGTGCGCGCAGCTCGTCGCGCTCTTTCCGCGCTGCATCCCGGTCAGCGCACACGCGGCGCAGTTCGGCACTGTCGGCATCGTGCTGTGATCGATGCCCGTGCGCCAGTTCGTCGCGCTCGGCCGTAGCCGCATCGTGCAGTCGCTTGAGCGTGGCGACCTTCGCTTCAAGGTCGGCGATGCGCCGCTCCCGGTTGGTAGCGAACTGCTCGGCCGCAACACGCGTGGCGTTCTCGGCTTCGATTGCCGCATGGCGGGCGGGAGAATTCGGCGGGGTGCGCGCGGTGGACGCGGCGGCCCGAGCGTACTTTTCGATCTCATTCATGGTTTTGCTCCATCCGTTTGGTTACGATGCAAGAAGTTTAGCAAAGTCCGCCACGCCTGTAAAGCTATTTGACACACGGGCGTATCGGGGCTTTTCCGCTTCTGGCTCGCTGACCAGCGCGTTGCCTTGGTCGTAAGGCAGTGCCCAGGTCGGTGCGTGCGCCCAGTCCCAGTTCTCGACGCTGAGATGCACGCAGGCCCCGATCGTGTAGTAGAGCAAGTCCCACGCCTCCTGCCGGTGGCCCTTCGCGGCGGTCCAGCCCTTCTCGTCGCGCTGCTCGACACACATCTCGGTGAAGAACGCATCTGGCAGGTGCTCGGGGTAGCGGATCGCGCCGGGGCGGTCAAGGCGCCCGTTCAGGTCGTCCTTGAGCATGTTCGACGCCAGCATCAGCACGGGCACCTCACCCCGGACGCCCGCCGCCTGACCTTTGACCTGCGCGTCGGCGTAGATGACCCGTGCGCGCGGGGCGCCCGGGGTGTGGTCGCCCTTGACGAGCTGGAACCGGCGGTGCAGCCCGTCGCCTTCGTTGCGCAGCTTCACCCAGAACTGGTAGGCCCGCGCGGTCACGCCCTCCTTGCCGCCCGAGTCGCAGTAGACCGTCTTGACGCGCATCTTGTGGCCGGCGGTGCCGATCGGGTACTCGCGCTCCAGCAGGGTGTCCCTCAGGAGATCCCAGTCTTCGAGGTAGGCGTGGGGCTCGGTGTGTAGCGGGTGGCCATCCGAGTCGAGGCGCTTCGACTTGGCGATGTCGAAGCGGTCGACGACGCAGATCCCCTCCGGAGAGATGCCCTGCACCTGGCACACCCACTTCTTGCCCTGCACGTCCACAGTGGCCAGCAGGAACCGCACATCCTCGGGCACGGTGCCCGCCGGCCAGCTATCCGCGCGGCTGCGGAGGTCTTCGGGGTTGCGCTCGGATGTCTGGCCGCGCCGCCGGTAGGGCATGCCCTGATCGGTGTTCACCGTCGCCTTGAGGGCTTCCTGACTGCCGGTGCGCTCGTACTCCTGCTCGGCCATGAGGTATTTTTCGACCAGGCTCGACCACGGGCTGAACGCGGCGGCGCACCCGAAGAGCCAGAAGCTCGCGTAGGCGCTGGAGACGCCCTCGCCGACCACCACATCCTCGGTGGTGAGCGACTGGCCATCCTTCAGCCACCGGCCAGCCTTGTTGATCTCGTATTTCAGATCGGGCGTGATGACGCAGCCGTTGTGTGGGCACGCCATCCACGCCGCGGCGCCGGCCTCGGTCGGGCTCACGTCGGTGGGGTACTTCAGCAGGTCGAACACTGGCTCGAACCACTCCCGGCAGTGGGGGCACTTCCAATACCAGCGCCTCCGATCGCCCCGGTTGTAGAGCGCCAAGATCCCCTTGCACGGCGGGGCCTCGTGGCGCGTGCGCGGGATCCAGGTCGTGCCCGCCTCGACCTCGAAGCCGGGGGAGGACTCGCAGATCGTCTTGCCCTTGGACCGGAACGTCGTGGTCCGCTTCATGCCGAGGTCGAACGGGGAGCCCTCGCCGTCCACGTCCTGCGGCATCCGGTCGTAGTCGGTCAGCAGCACCAGGCCGCGCGGCCGGCCGGACATCTCGTTGATCGTCGGCCAGCTCAGGTTGACCACAATGCCGGAGTCGTAATACTTGGCGTGGACAGTGTCCGCGCTACCGCCGGTCAGCACGCGGCGGCCCACCTCTGGGGAGTGTCGGTGCATCCGGTCCAGCCGCGTGCGAGAGAAGTCGGCCGCGACGGTCTGACTGGTCTGGTAGAGGATCGTGTCGATCGGGTCGCACGTCACCGCGTAGAGGATGGCGTTCAGGATCAGTGAATCGGTTTTTCCACTTTGGGCAGGCCCGACGAAGATGCACGCTTTCTTCTCGCGGTCGGCCAGCACGTCCAGCGGCTCGGCCATGTACGGCGTGGTCTCGCTGAGGTAGGGGCCGTGGTAGGCGCCAGGGATCTGCAGGTAGCGGTATTTCTCCGCAGCCTCGCTCGGCGCCAGGCGCTCGGGTGGCTGCAAGGCAGCGGTCATCGCAACGGCAAGAGCCCCAAGCGAGGGGTAGCTCGCCGAGGGCTCGGATTCACGCTTGTTCGCGCGGCTCAGGGACGCCATGCCCACTCCCGCGGGTGCCCGCTCGGGCTGTCGAGTTGGGTCACTCCGTCACCTCAACCCACTCGCACAGCCACCCCTTGAACGCCGGGCTGTTTTCCAGGTTGAACTCGTCTTCCACCGTCCGCGCCAGCGCCAAGGCGCCGCGGTCCATGTCGGCCACGCGCCAGCGCACGACGCGGGGCTTGCGGCGGTACTCGCCAGTCACGTAGAAGTGCGGCATCTTGTCCGCGAGATTCGGCGCGGGAAGGTCTTTCCACGCGCCATCTTCCTTGTACTGGATTGCGACGCCGCGGAACCAGTCGAGAACCAGTGCTTCGTGGGGGTAGGGCTTGTTCATCTACTTCTCCTGTTGGTGTAAAGCTATTGTACGCCGTCGTCGTCGTGGTCGTCAATGCTTTCCCAGGTCTTGAACTGCTCTCCGATCAGCTCCTTGGCCTCGCCGAGCGTGGCGTCCGCCACGGAGCGGATGATCTCGCGCTGGCGCGGGGTGAGCGCCGTCTGCTGGTCCACGTTGTCTTCCAGCAGGGACATGCTCTGGCGAACGGCCTTGTAGATCCCGGCGACGAGCTGCTGGACCTTGCTGGTGCGCCACAAGTCACCCCGCTCCGTGAGGTAGGCCGCACGCGCGCTCTGGCCCTTCCAGAACTCCAGGGTGAGCGCGGCGGGGAGCTGGGTCGGCTTCATTTTCTTGATGGCCTCCTCGATCGCCTGCTCGTCCGGCCCTTCTCCGCCGGCACCGAGCGCCGCCAGCGCCTGCCAGCAGTCGTAGACCCGCGTGCGCGACTGCTGGCCGCGAACCGGTGCGATCGTGCCGAGCGCGGCCTCGACCATGTGCAGCGGCTTGCCCGTCAGGGATGCGAGGTCTCGGGCGGTGATGCCCTGGGAGATGATCGCGCTGATCGCCGGCCCGTGGTCAGGTGCTTGCGGCGGGGGCATGCTGGGCCAGCTTGGCTTCGATCACCTGGCGGCGCGTGTCGTCCGGCAGGGCTTGCAGGGTCTCGATGTGGGTCGTGACGTAGGTGGGCAGCGTGCCGCCGTCGCTGAGGTAGTGCTGCAGGTACTGCCGCGTCACGCCGAGGATGAGGCAGAACTGGGGGCGCGTCAGGCCCCATTGATTGCAAAGCGAGATGATGTCCATGCGGCAATAGTAAATTAGATTTACCAAAAAGAAAAGCCCGCGCTTGGCGGGCTCCTCACTGGGTCGGAGGGTGGTCAGTCGGCCTTGATCCGGAACGACTCGCGGGAGTGACCGGCGGCTTCCAGCGCGGACAGCCACTTCGGCACCAGACCCTTGTTCGTCCAGGTCTCGCCGTTCGGGCCGCGGTAGACCGGATCGAGCTTCACCGGCTCGAACAGGTCGCGGGCGGTGATGCCGTGCTCGACGCACAGTTGCTTCATGAGCTGGATCGAGCTGTTGCGGGCCTCGGCGTTGGCGGCCTTCTGGGCGGCGATCTTGGCTTCGATTTCAGCCTTGGCGGCTTGGAGTTCTTGCAGGGTTTGCATGTTCGGGTTTCCTGTGGGCTTGTGGGTTGGTGTGGTGAGTATAGCTATTTTGCCGAGAGCGTCAACCCTTCCGGTATCTTTTTGCGCGCCATCCTCCGGCGGCTTTAATCGGCCACCCGCGCGCCCAGTCCGGCAGGGACGCCATGATCCCCTCCAGTTCTTCGACGCTTCCGTAGCCTTCGGGGACTTCGCACACCACCTCGTCGTAAGTGTGGAGGACGACCGGGTAGCTCGTGGCTTCCAGACCCTCGATCGCGTTCATCTGGATGTCCCGTGCGACCCGCTGCACGACGTTCTCGGCCATCCGGCCCCCGTACAGGTCTTTGCGAATCCAACCGGGCGGGCCGTTCTTGGGGTTGGTGTTCCAGCCTTCGTAGCTGATCGAAAGACCGCGCCATGCGTCCTCTGCGGCGCGGAGGCGCGGACGGTGGTAGGTAATCAGCCCGCCGCTTGGCACGCGGCAGTACAGCACGTCGTTGCGGTAGACGTAGCTGATCCGGGTATCCGCGCCATCCAGCCGGTAAACCATGGCCTCGGTGTCGGGGTTCTGCAGCGCGTGCACCGCCGCACCCTCCAGACCGTAGAGGCACGGGACGAACCGCCCGCCCTGCCCTGCCCGTGTCCAGGGGTCTGTTACCTCGGTGCGCTGGTCCAGCAGGGCGCGCTCGATGCGCTGGCCGCCCCAGAGGTAAACCACTGCCGGTGACGCGGCACGCCAAGCAAGGATCTTCTCTTTGACTTCGTCGTCGTCCTTAAAGTATTTGTCCGCTCCGAAGGCTTTCCACGCCCCGACCCACCCACCAAACTGGCTGGCGAGTTCTCCAACCTTACCGATGCTTTGCCGCGCGGGGTGGTGCTTCTTGTTGACCCGCTTGTACTCTATAAAATCCTCAAAGGGCACCCCTATTATTTTTGCAGCCGACATCTCGTAAATCATGCCGTGCGACCGGAACACGTCCATCCGCCACTCTTCGCCAGCCAGCGCCGCCATCACGACGCCTTCGATCGCCGAATAGTCGCTGGAGATGAAGTCGTGCCTCGGCGCCGCGATGAACAACCCCCGCAGGGTTCCCGCCAGTGCCAGCATGGCTTCGCTGAAGATCCACTCCATCGCGGCCAGTGAGCCCAGCTTGGAGACAGCGATCGCGTCTTCCATCGCTTCGGGGTTCCACTCCTCGCGCTTGGCCTTGCGGTCGTGCGGCGCGAAGCACCAAGGGCACTGATCGCCCGCGGTGTTGTGCCAGTGGTCACAGGCCTTGCAGTGCCACACGTCCGGGCCGGCCTTGGGCAAGTTGGTAGGCTGCGGGCCACTGCCGGTGGGCCTGCCGGTGTGCGCGCCGTGGTAGGTGT